CACCTGATACATTGTCAAGAGACTTGCTTAATGCAACTACCTGCTCATGAAGAGACTTAACGGTTGTTGCTAAATCGCCAAAGGCATTTGTAAGAGAGTTCTTAATTTCTGCAACTGCTTCAACAATTGCTTCGTTAGATTTTTCAACAACAGTTTCTACTGCTGCTACCTCTCCCTCTTCTGTTTTTTCAACGGAAGAATCTGCACTACCATCTTCTGATTTAGCAATAGCAAGTTCTTCAACTGCTGGTGCTGCCTCATCGACTGCAGGGGCATTTGTTGCTTCTGCAACAACCTCTGCTGGCTGTGCCTCTGGAGCGACCTTTACTTCTTCAACTGCAGTTTCAATTACTGCATCTGTTGTTTCAGTCATAGGACTAACCTCCTTTGTAATCTTAATTGTACTAATGCCTTTAGCACTATCAACTAAGAACTTTATTGTTTCTGTGTTATTCTTATCGCCCTTTTCAATAAACCCAATGTTTTGCATTGGCTTCCCAGATGTAGGGCTTGTTTCGCTATCAGACTCTGAAACCATTACAATACCTGCTTCAGAATCCCAAAATACATTTTCAATTTCTGCCTTTGAAAGATATCCACTAATTACATTTTGACCATTAACCTTTTCAATGGACACAATGTTTGCAAATTGATTTGCTGGATTATCAACCAATGACAACTCATATAGATCATATTCTTTAATAATTCTAATACTTTTCTTTAAATCATCGTTATATGCATCATCCCAATTTTTAATATTACCGCCAATTGAGAAACCTTTATAGGTTCCATCTAATACTTTTTCCCATGCATCTTGTGCACCTTTTGAAACATAAGCAGATACATAAACTCCGCTATAAAACTTTTTTACTGATGGATCAAAGTAGCGATCTTCTTTAAATGACACTATCTTTCCTACTGCAGATGGTTGGTGCATTTCTCTTAAGTTGCCCCTGAAATTTTTAAATGCTTCAACGCTGGATTCGGTTGTTACAATGTCGCCTTGCTTATCAACATTATCAAGAGTTGCAAAGCCAGATACTATTCGGCGCTCAACATCTACTTTGCCAATAGGCATTGATAGACGAACGCTGTCGCCATTAGTTTCCCAATGTGCTTTATTTATTAACATATCGTTATCCATTATACCAAACTATTTTACGACTATCTCATTTATTGAGATGATCTACCCTCACCCTGTGCATTACGACCAGCAATGGTTGTTGTGGAGTCAGAGTTGTTATTTGTTCGTTCTGCATCTCTTTGACGATTTCCTGCCAGGTTTGCCCTTGAGTCAGTTGTTTGTCTTGCAGACATTACAAATGGCTCATCGCCATCGGCTCTTTGTGGAAGATCTAACTTTTCACGAGCCTCGTTTGGAGTCATAACCTGTGTCTTTACATACCGCTCAATGATTTGAGATTGAGCAATTTCATCGGTCAGGGTTAACTCATTAAACTTAAGTTCTAGAATATCAGTCTTTTCTTTAATAACTTTGTTAACAACTTTTTCAAGATGTTTTTGTGCTGGGCGGGAAACTTGTTCTTTAAAAGTACGATCTTGTGAAAGGGCAGCAGCAATACCTGAGTCTGCACCTCCAAGTTTAGAGATAGGCACTTGATGAGCAATAAGAATATCATCTCTATTTTGTTTACGATACTCTTTAAATGATCCTTCTTGAATACCATTTTCAATAGGTTCCATTTTAAACTCAACTTTATTATTTTCTGTATCTCCAGGAAGCGGAATGTAAAGGGTTCTGTGTGACTGAGACTTAAGTCCAGTCTGCAAAAATCTAAACATTTTGTCTTCACCGTCAGATGACAATTTGGCACCTTTTAAGGTTACGATATATCTTGGAACAGCCTTATTTTCAAAGTAATCAATGTTGTATTGTGAGGCAAGTTGATCTCCAATTAAAGACGGCATTGCGGCTATAATATCTGGAATACCATAAAATGTATTTAATGGAGAATATTCTTTATAATGAATAATTTCATTTGGACGTGGATCTGCAGTCATCGGGTTTTTATTTTTTGCCCCAAAATTTCTAAAGTAAACTACAGAATTACCAATGATCTGGACAAAGCCATCATGTAATCTACGCACACGAACTGTAGTTGCTGGGATGTGACCAAGATAGCCAATCTCCCCCGTAACAGTTCTACCTACTTCAAGAAACCCATTGCCAGTAGCCTGGACATCTGTGTAAAACTTTTCCATTGTTTTTGTAAAAGAATCATCATCGTTAAGATTCTCTAACCAGTCTTTTAATTCAAGTTTCATTCTTTCAATACGATTACGAGCACGATCAACTGCTGCTTGATCCTCGTTCATTTCAAACCTTAGCATTGTTCTATCTGCAATGTCAAAGCGGTAGCCAAGACCAACTACATTTTCTACCTTAGCATCAATAGCAGCATGATTAGCAAATGATGTGTCATAAAAGTTCGCTAACTCATACATGTTATATGGAGGAGTAATTACGTCAAATAGTCCATATCCATTTCTGTATACCGTGCCAGGATTAATTGCTTTTGATCCAGCATCTACACCAGATGGTGTTGCGTTAGCAGAATCAAGATATTGATTTGTTGCAAAATTCATTGCTTTAGTTACGTTCCTTGCAGTTTTTCTGCGGAAGTTTTGATCTAGTCCACCAAAATCTTTAAGTTGATCCCAAGACTTATTAAATGGATCTTGTTGTGTAAAAGCGTTTTCTTGTTCTGGTTGGGTATTTAAACCAACTCTTACGTATTCTTCACTCATCATTACCATACTTATCATAGGTTTGTCGTGCTGCTACCCAAGCACCATGATCATTCATGGAAGGAATTAAACCACTTTTCATTCTGTCTAATTGTTCAGAATGTTCTTCCTCGCTAATTCTTGTTAATCCAGGCACAAAAACTGCCTTTCCTTCTCCATCATCACCGTAATGTAAAGCAACTTTTCTTAATTCTGCAATCTTAGAAATGTCTCCACGCTCTGCTGGAATGTTTAATATGCTTCCATTGCCGTCAGTAAACCAGGCACCGCTAGATTTTTTGTACACATACAGGCCCCAGTTATAATCTTTTTCTATTACTTTGCGCCGTACATTGCCAACTTTTTTAAGAATCTCATTATCCATAACCATCAGTATACCATATTAGAGTGCTGAAGCGGTATTTATTGACCAACTGACATCTTGATATATTTTCATTTTATCTGAGTCTAGGCTTAAGCCATTGTTATCGTCAAATATGATTTTATTTGTTCCAAGATAGGTTTTATACACTTCTGATGGGTTTACACCATATAAGTCTGTTGATCCTATTACTAATACCCTGTTCCATGTAAAGTCATTATTAAAGTAGTAGTCCCACGTAAAATTTGTTATACCGTCTGTTTTAGCCTTTATCCAAGGTCTTGTTATTGTTTTTTGAACTTGTTGTAAATTGTTTGCTTGATAGTAAGAAACATTATTAAATAATACTGGACCATTAATATTTATTGATCCTAAGAATTCGTCAAAGTTAAGGGCAGAGGCAAAAGATATACCTAAAACGCCCCATTCCTTGGATGTTAGAACTGGCTCTCTAACTATAGAACCGTTCCAATAATAAACTATATTATCAACCACCTGATTATTTAAAAGGCTTTTTGCAAAAATTCTTGCCCTTAAACCAGTGTCGCTATCTGCTACTATATAAAATTTTATTGTATCTTCTTTATAAATAATTTCAAATAGTTCTGTAGGAACTGGAGGAAATTCTGTTTCAGAGTATCGAAGCCACATCTGAATAGCACTTATTAAATATTCTGAGGACAGGGTTTGATTTATAGGTAAAGAAATTCCACGGCTCTCCAAGGATAGTACCTCTCCACGTACCTGAATTCCAGAATCTTTTGTTAAATATAGATATGGAGTGCTTCCTTTATAAATTGTAAATGGATTTTTAGACTTATAGTCAAAGTAAATTCCTGAACGTTTATATGGAAATAAATCAATACCAAACCTAGTGCCAACAGGGTTAAATGAGTTATCATTAAACGCTTGAGAAGCAATCTCTAACTTGCTTAATAAAACTGGCTTATTTAATATTCCACGAACATTAAACTCTAAATGATAAACAATTGCCAACTCATTAAAATCTACCGTCTTTGTTGGATAGATAAGTGCATTATTAACAACCTCAAATTTTGTAGTTTCCCAATCTGGATACTCATCAATGTCTATAATTGAATCACGGTAGACTGGTTCAATTGTTGTAAAGTTACTATCAAGTAGATTTGCCCCATCTTGCACATATTGCAAAGTTACATAACTTTTAATTACAGAGTTGGTGGTGTCGTAGGTGTATGTTTTTGTAGACCTTTGCTCTACATCTTCATAGTTATTCCAACCAGTTAATAACTGATTATCAAAATCATAGTATGTTCTTTGAACTGGTTGAAAATAATTTTGATATAAATCTTCATAGGTCCATGAAGAAATTACTTCTTCTTCCGCTAAAGTTGTGGGGGATGGAGCGCTAAGGTTAAATTGTAAAAAGTCTAAATCATAAAATTGATTGCCAGCATCGTTAGTTACGTATTGACCAAAATAAGATAGTGGAAGATAGTCTTGCCAGGATCCAGAAACACCAATATCTAAAAAGTAAGCCCCGTAGGACTCTAATGGCAAAAGGGTGTAACTTGCTAAATGTTCAACTAAAGCAATTGCATTTTCTTCTTCTGTTACTCCGCTAATTGATAAGTCGTCAAATGTTGCAATACCGTCGCTATTAAAATAATCAGATATCGACAATGAATTTTTTAATGTTGAAAAACCAACAGAATATATTCTTCCTAAAAATGTTCCAGACAGAGAACCATCTCCACCAACATATAATTTTAAAGAATTTCTATTTCCAAAAAATGTAGCAAGGTTTCCTCCGTACGTGTCTACTAAAGAACTTATATTAATACCTACGGAAAAAAGTTGATGCTCCTCAATTGTTTCTGAAGTATATACGGTCTCATTTACTCCATTATAATTTAAAATGTAAGAAACTACGTCTTCGTCTTGTTGGATTACAAAATAGTTGCTATTAATTGAATTATATACTTTAAATAGTGTTTGAGTTGAATCAAGATTATGATTGCTAAACACTCCATAAAAAGTAGCAATCTGAGTATTTAAAATATTAAAACTTGTAAAATTAAAATAACATGCTTTTGCATTCCAAGAATTATTTGGTCGAAAAGTTATAAAGGTTTCATCATCAATTGGCCCAGAAACGCTATTTTGAATTGACTTATTGTCTTGATATAATTCTGTTAAAGTTTTGTCTGATAGATATATTTCTGGTAAAACATATTCTGGTGTTCTTAATACTTTAGAGGTTGTTGCTAGATTGTCAAAAGATCCTTGTTGCCATTCAGCAAAGTCTGGGTAAGAGTAGTTGGCGGTATAGTCTGCAAAAGAATAATCAATAAACGCTGCAGTGCCTCCATATGCTGAGTTTATGCCTTCTGGAGATATTACGCCTTGACCATAGACCCACCTTCTTTTTGCAACATTTATAGGAACCTGATACGAATATATAGCGACACAGTCAACATCTATTGGATTAATATCTGAATAAGAATAAAACCCTAGCCAATCTTGACTTTTGTCTGACTCATCATACTCTTCTGGTAAAACTAAATTATCTGTTTCTATAGTTAAAGAAGCAACTTCTTCTCCATTAAGAACCAAGGTAGTAGCATTTCTAATTAATCTTATTTGAATAAGCATTGGTCTGAACCATTCACCAACATAGTGAGAAACAAAGTCATTACCAATTACCAAAGTTAAAAATCCATTGTCTGCATATAGGCCGTCATTTGATGCTATTGGGCCAAAGATTTTTTTAGATGTTACGGAGTCGGAATTTATTCTTAACCAAAACTCAACAGTATATTCTTTATGTTGACCGACTTTGTTTAAAAACCCTTTACCTGGAATAATTAAAGAAGGCTCTCCATTTGGATTTGGACTAAGTGTTGTAACATTTGATGCTCCGTATACAAGAGGGATGCTAGTATTTTTTGCAAGCAATCTTTTGTCTGCAACAACACAATAAGCAGCGTCTCCAGACAATCCGTATGCTGGAGAAGACACAACCTGTGTTGAGTCTAATGCAATTGTTGCTGGCATTGATATTGGTGTAAGGCCAAGGGATGAATGATTAAACTCTTCAGACCATTGACCAACTGTGACTCCATTTATATAATATAAATAATCTGTTGAAACTGATCCGCCAACAGTAGATGTAATTTTTATAACTGATCTTAGCCCTGTATTTTCGTTAACAATTTCAGATGTTTGAGAAACAAAAATCCACTTACTTGTAGATGTTATTGGGTATGTTTTTAATTTTTGAACTATAGATGCAGTTGTTGTGTCTGTATATTCAAATCCAATGGAAATAGAGTCTATATATTGGCTATCAATATATACGTGGGCGCCTATGCAAAAAGTACCCATACTATTATTTAAATCTGAAAAATTTATCAAATCTGGACTAATACAAACAATATCCCCTGTGCCAGAAGGTGGGACGCTACCTAATAATTTATTTACTTCTACTGTAGGAAATGGAGCGTTAACATCTGATAACTCTATAGAAGGAGTTCCACCAGTTACCGTCCAAGAATCCTCTATGTCTTGATAATCTGAATCTATTAAATTAATATAGTCAATTGCGCCATCTAGTGCCCATAGTGCTAATGGGTGTTCTGCAAATATTTTTTCTGCATACAAATTTGATGGGGTAGACATATTTCTCCTATCCCCTTATTATAGCAGGATGAGAACTAATATAACTTAATCTCGCATGCGTCTGTTGAACAGTATTTCTCAGACTCAGCATCAAGATTGTCCTTGCCATCATAAATAGCAGACCAATCAATTTTGCCAATTGTTCCAACATAGGCATTATATTCTTCTTTTGTTATTTGAGTATATGGCTGTTGAGGATATGTCTTGTTGCCCATTGGTAAAAATGATACTGCTTTTAATTGACCCTCATACATATGGAGTGCTGGAGCAATATGTTTAGACTCTAATTCTTTATCAAATGAAAGAGTTACAGATACGCCATTGTCAGACCAATACTTTTGAGCAGTTGCTGCCAAACCAATCTTTTCAAAAAGACTTACATCTTTTTCAGATCTTGGATGTCCAGATGCTACTGGGAAATATACCACTGAAGTGTTTGCAGATACTAGGTCTGCTTCAATTTTATACCCTGCCGCTTTAAATAAATGAAGCATTGGGTCTGTATTACCAAACCTAATAGCACGAAGATAAAATGCTCCTCCAGGACCCCAATGAACTCCAGGAGTTGCACCAGAAAGTAATGATACAGAGCCAGAAGGTTTAACGGTAGTTACACGAATTGATTCACGTACACATAACCATTCTGAATATGAGTGATCGTATGCACGAATCTTTTTATACCCTTCGTCCATCCACTCACGAATTACTGGCATACCTTTTGTGTCTGCAAATGAAGCAATACCAGTTAGAGATGTTCCGATACGACGATTACGTTGCATAATTCCGTTTGTAGTTTGCCAATGTGTTGGCATTAACGTAACAGTCTTGCCATATAAATATGCAAACTTTAATGTACGAAGAAAATCTTCTTTATCTTCATGACGGTTTAAATGAACTTCTACAAGAGTGCATAACTCGTAAGACTCTAGTGGTTGCTCAGCACATGGATTAAATCCCATAACTCTAGAATCTTTATAATCTGGAGCATCTGCTAGTCTTCCATAATCCCTAGCAACATCTAGCCAAATAAATCCTGGCTCACCATTATCTGCAATTAAATCAACATAGTTTTCATATTTTGTTCCAACCTCTGCAGCAATAGAATTATTAGACATCCATGCCCATCCTGGATTTTTTGAATCAAATGAGTTTCTATCTGGAAAAACCTCTGCATTTTTTAAATTAATAAAATCCTTATCTTCTGGTAATCCTAAAGCCAAGGTAGCAGAACGACGAACATTTCCAGACACAACACATGTACCAATAAGATTAATAATATCTACAATTGCTCTGGAATCAAGTTTTTCTTCTACTCTACCACCAATTACTGCGTCTATCTTGTTATGTAGTGCAATAAGTGGTGCTGGACCGCTAGCAACCCCTCCAAAGCCTTTTATGGGGGCACCTAGAGGACGGATAAGGTCATAGTTAAACTTCTGTATAGCCTGATTAGGTCGCAGGTATGAGTTTAAAAGCATTCTTACAGAATCTACCCATCCTTCACGAGTATCTGGAATATCCCATATATTTTGTGGTTCTGTTGGAGCATAAATAGGCATTTCTTTGTCTTGACCAATAGTGTCAAACCCTACACCTATACCTAACATTAAAGCATCCATTACCCAAGCAAACAAGGCTCCTGGATCATTACGATCAATATCACGAGTAGATACCATTGCACAATTTTGAAGGGAAGCAGAATTACGTTTTTCCATAGTCATGGGGGTTCCAAATGCCCACAAACCACGACCTGGTGGTGTCCATTTTAATTCAAACATTCTTTGAAATGCTTCTTGGGCAGATTTTTGTGCTTTGTTGTCATTCCAGGGTAGGCGATTATCTTTAGCATGGTTTTTTTGTACTGAGTACATTCCTTCAATTACCCGCTTACAAACCTCATGCCATCTTTCTTTTGTTCCATCTTCTTTCATACGGGAGTATGTTCGTATAAAGGTGATCTCCCCCAGTGAGTTAGAGCCTGCGTCTGTAAATCCAAAAGGTGCTGGCACTGTAGAGTATTTGTTTACAAACTCATCTGACAAACGAAAAGAAAAGATATCCAACATTGATTTTTCCAACTTTCTATTAAAAAATTTTATTAGCGCTTTACTAATCGTAAAGTAATCCTAGTATATCACAACATTAAAACAAAAATTTACACGTAAACAATAAAGTAAATGTTTACTTTAGGGTTAAGTACTTATATAAAGTAAAAGTTGTACTCATTATCAAAACTTACGACTATTTATATTACACATCTCTATTTGATTTATATTTACATGTTTTGGCAGAGATCCAACCCAATAAATTGCGTTTGCTAAATCTTCTGCAGATAGGGCGTCATCTCTTTTTTGTTCTTGAGTATCGATTGTAGCAGGACAGATTTCAGTTATTTTTATATTATATTCAGGAAATTCTAACCTCATCGTGTCCACCAAACCTCTTTGCCCACGTTTAGCATTGGTGTAGTTTCCCCCTCCCCAATAAGGAATCTTTCCACCAAAAGACGTTACAAACACAATAGTTGCAGACTCTGACCTTTTTAAACATGGCACAAATAATTGAGATAAATACATTGGCCCTGTTACATTAACATCATATGCCCGTTTAAAATTTTCTGGAGTTTCATTAATTATTTTTGTAGGACTGACCCCACCTCCAGCATTATTTACTAAAAGATCAATAGTTATATCTTTGTAAGTTTCAAAAAACTTTTCTATTTCTGGAAAATCTGTTATATCTAATTTATAAGTTTCAACATTTTCTGAAATTAATTCTGAAATTTTTGATAAGTTTCTGGATACTGCTATAACTTTATATCCATTTTCAGATAAAAGTTTTACAGTTGCATATCCAACACCCTTGCTAGCACCAGTTACTATTGCCGTTTTCACCTATACTGACCTAGTGAATCCAGTGTTGAGGAACCATTATCTTTTCGCCACTTTTAACTAAGTGTGCTGTATGGTGATACGGTGGTGAAGGAGGAAAAACAATAATACTTCCTGCCTTTGGCTTTACATAAAAACTATAATTTCCATTATTTTTTGCTTCTTCAAAATCTGACTCTGGGCTAGGCTGAGTCAATACTCCTTCTGGAGAGGCAATTGTAAAAGAAATTTCTCCACCCTCATAATCATCATTTAAGTACATAACAAAAGAAACTTTAAGTCTTTCGTCACCCTCTTGTTGGTCAAAGTGAGCCCCCATGTATGTTCCAGGCATATATTTTTTAATTGGATACTGAGGGAATAATTTTGGCTCATCTGTAATTCCTTGTGCTTTGGCATAGTCTCTTGCTACATCATCAAATGCTTTTTGTAATGTTTTATATATATAATCATTTTCTAATGACTCGACAATATTTTTATCTGTTCCATACACATATTCCTGTCCACTACAAGCCATCCACTCACCCCAAGGATTCTTGTTATCATTTTCAATTGCTTCAACAAGTTTTTTAGGATCTTCTATTACATTTGTGTAATAATAGACTTTTTCTTCAAGTATTTCTTTATCCATGGCATTCTCCTTTAGTATTTATTTTTAACATAGTGGTCTACTTCTTTTATAAAGCCAACCAAAACATATCTTATTGGTCCCTCACCAACATGTCTTACTCCATGCTCATATTTTTCATTTCCTGGAAAAATTAAAAGTTCTCCTGGTTTTGGCCTTAATTCTAAATTAAGATTTTCAAAAAACAGTTCTCCCTTATTGTAATCATCATTAAGATATAGTATTGTAGCGTATTTAATTGATGGATCAGTATGTTGGTCTGTATGGTGTTTTAGTTCAATTCCAGGCTGCATTCTTTGAATAGTAGCAAAACCGCTTAAATGTGTACTTGGGTCTGATTCTACAACCATGTCATTAAGTCTTTTATAAAAAGGCTTATACTCTTTATAATGTGAAATGTTTAAATTTTTATCAGCCCAGTTTTGAGTAATTTCAAATTTGCCTTCAGCAACAAGATTTTCAACATCATCTCTACCAAATTTTTCCATACAAAATCTTGGTAAATTTGATAGATATTCCACTTCCCAATCTGCTTGAGATGCTTCATTAATTTTACTCCATATAAAATCTACTTCTTCTTTTAATGGATAGTTTTTAACTAATAATAACTCTTCTGTTATTTCTTCAAATTCATAATTATTTTTTGCTAATTGTTGCTTAAGGTTATTAATCATCCTATATCTCCTCTGGTTTATACTTATTTCCATACACGTCTATTTTCCACCCTTGCTTAAGCAATTCTTGCCACTCTGCTCTTTCAATTTCTTGTTTTGCTCTGGTTTCTTTCATTTCTGCTGCCCAGGCATCTCTTAGTTCTTGTGGATATGCATCTTCTTCACGGTCATCCCAAAAAGAACCTATGGTATATCTAACACCATTAGTAATAAGTGTCACTTCATGCATATTATTAAATCCACCATCAAATGCGGCAAGCGTTCCAACTCTAGGTTGAATATTTAAATCTTGATTTGGAAATTGTAAAAGGCCTCCATCAAAATTATCATTTAAATATAAAAATGCTGCATACCTACTTCTAGTAAACGCTCCAGAATTTCCATGTTCATCTGTATTATCAGAATGAATTCTAGCGTAAGCCCCTGGCTCCCATTTTTGTGTATGATATCCAATTTGACAAATTATTTTTGGATCAAGATCATGAACACTTGCAACTGCATTTATAATTCCTTGTTTAATTTCTGAAAAAATATTAGGACTAAGACCTTCATTAATAACATCTTCATCATTATCTTTTGGCAATACAGATGAGTAAGATTCATAAAAAGATATAGGCATCCAAGTAATTTTACCAGCATCTGCATGTTTGTCTAAAACTTTTATTAATTTTGCACAAGTATCTTCATCTATAAAATTTTCATAAATTACAATATCTTTGGTTAATCTTTTTTTATTATTTAAATTCATGGTTTTCTATCTCCAGTATGTTCTATAATTTCCCAAAAAAATGGACAGGTGTATCGAATACCACTCTTAATCTCTGTTACTCCGTGAACATAATTCATATCCCCTGGGAAAAAATATGCTGCACCCTTTTTTGGTTTAAACTGAACACCTTGCAATGGGAAGTATAACTCTCCACCCTCATAGTCTTCGTTTAAATAAAATAGGCTTGAAAGATCATAGTTTGGAAAATCATTAGGAAGTCCAGCATCTGGACCTTCATGTAATTCTTTATCTGCATGAGGATTTTGAAATTGTCCTGGAAGCCATCTAACAATAGTTGTGCCAGTAGGAATAACTTTTACCTTATAAAACTCTTCAACAATTGGTTGTAATCTTTGAAACAATCCAGCAATAACTGGTGCAATTTTAGGATCATTTTTATCTAATGTTGGAGAGGTTGCAACCCTATCTTTCCAATAATCAGAATCGTATACAACTGTGCCATTTTCATTAACATGTGTTTCTGTTACATCCCATATAGTTATAGACTTAGCAGCCTTTTCTAAGAAATCTATTTCTTCTTGAGTCATAAAGTTTTCTAACTCAACAATCATTTCTTTACTATTTCCAAACCACCCAGAAGGTGTCATTGAAGGTTTTCTAACTACTACCGATGCCTGCGTTTTGTCCATAATTTTATTATATCATAGGGTTTTATATCCCCTATAACTCCATCTGTATTTCTAATTGCTTTAAAAATCTATTTGGGTCAAATCTCCAATTATCCTTAGCAAATGAGGTTACAATTTTAACACATAACTCCTCATAATCTTTTTTATCTAACTTATCTTTAACTGAATGCAACGCCTCGACAGTATCTATATAGTTTTGCCTAACAAAAGATGGATCTCCAGCATGGTTTCTTCTTAAAATTTTAGTATCAACTTTCCCGTTTGGATAATATAAAGATATTTTTTGATGTTGTTTTGCAAATCCTGCATCTTGATACATTTCATATCCCTCTATAGCCTCTTCTAAACTGTAAAAAGATACAATAGACCTTATTGTTTCTTCTTCATCTCTACATACTGTCAATAAATAATGATATACTTTTTCATTTTTAATTTTGTTAAGATATTCATTAAGAATATACGTATTTGATGTATTTAATTGACTCATAATGTTGTGTTTGGTAATTTATCTTTTACATAAAGTTTTAAAACTTTAACCTCATGATTACCTAAAGACTCTCCCTTTTCATTTATAGCATCCCTATACCAATCAGTCCAACCTCCAGTAGAATTTATTTTTTGTGCTGCCTCGCCATATGAAATATTTGCATTTGTTCTTAATCTTTCTTCGTCTTTCCATTCTAACATTTCAATTGTAGTATTATTTAAATTTGTTAAAGATATTGGAATTATAGTTGCTAATGGAGTTCCTGCTTTTATAATTACTCTTTCATTTGCCTTTTTTACTTTAATTGCTAAGGGCAATGGATTATCATAAAAAGAAGTACTAATTATATTTGACATTGTTTCAAAATATTCATTAAAATAATTAACTGGATTTATTGTTAAAATACTTATATCGTTATCTGTTTTAAAAATTAAACTAGTATTGAAACTTATTGATGATTGTCCTCTTCCGCCATAAGCCCCCGAAGGACTAAATATTTCAACATGTTCGCTAGTTTGATCATTAATCCCATCCCAAATAAAATCAATATCTTCCAAACAAGAAAGGCTCCAGCCAACAACATTGGCCTGAGTTACTGGGAAACACCTGTATGCATGTTTTTCTGATGTATTATCCATCCAATCTCTTTTAATTGACATTGGAGTAATAACAAAATTACACCCAGGCATTTTTTCAACTGATATATTTAACACTACTCATTGTCCCATTTTGGATCATACATGTCTGGTGTGTGATATTTTTTACTGTAGTCTAACATTGTTACAATAGAATATTTTGTTCCAGAGTGAACGGGCATTGCCTGATGTGGATACATAAAATTAGAGGGGAATATATAAAGATCTCCAGCCTTTGGTTTAATATTTAAATTCTGCAATCTAAAATACAACTCTCCGCCATCGTAGTCATCATTAACATATGCAACTAAAGAAACTGTGCAATTATAAGAATACCCATGATCATGATGCTCTTTAAAATGTTGTTTTGGACCATACTTAATAAAATTAAAAGCCTCCCAATATTTTAATTTCATAATATTGTAGTCTCGTCTATAGTCTTCAACGGCTGCTGCCTGAGCATCGTAAACGTCTTGCCAGAGTTCCTGTAGTTTTAGTGAATCTTCACTTTTATCTTGTTCTATATCAGTTTTTTTAAATTTAAAATCTACACAATCTCTATAGTCAGGCATTAATTGTTGATAACCTACGTATGCTGGCATCCAATGGTATCTTTTTCCTTCTGATGATAATTCTCCATACCCAGCAACAGAACCCAAAGTGCTTTCAAGTCTATTAATTACATCAAATTCTTTTTTTATTACTCCACGATAGCAGGTTATTCCCTGTCCAAGACTTTCTTTTTCTGTCCATGTTTGCATTTTATCCCCCTATTTATATTCTCTTTTTGTCCATACTTTACTTTTATATACCCCGCCGTCAGGCTGTCTATAAAAACTTGCATTATTTACCATTTTATCATACATTTCTGATTGATTTAAAATATCAATTTCATGTTGCCAATCTTCTCTTTTAAATGGAAGAATTTGTAGATAAGGAGTTCCTGCAGGCAGGGTTCCTTCCCAACCATCTGCAATAAAAAATGGAAAACTACCTAAAAGATGAACTTTATCTGAATCTACAATACCAGTAGTATTTATAAAAGGTAAGTCAAATCTATTCATGGGCGTCATGAATAAAGCGCTATAGCCTTCTGGTAGTTCTATTCCCCAATCTGGCATCCAAGCAAAATGGTTTTTATAAAATCCTTTAGGGTGTTCAAATTGTGGCATTGCTGGCCTTGCGCTACAAAAATCTTTAAACTTTATATCATCTACCTTAACATCAATTGTGCCTTTAGAATTTTTAAAAAATGTTAAGTCACATGGAGTTTTAAAAGTATATCCCGTCATAAATGCATCTAGAATTGCTGGACAAGCCTTCCAGGTTGGAATCTTGCCGTAATCATCTTTGGTTCCTGGCTTTGGAAAAGGACAAACCTCTTTTGGTGCTTTATAATATTCTCCATTTGGCATTTTTGCAAATCTATCTGCATCTTTATACCATTGGGGAATTATGTCTTGTGTTGGAACTGGAACAGAAATACTTTTTTTATTTAACCAAGGTCTAAATGATCTAAACTTAACAACTAAAGACACTACTTATGTCCTAATTCATTGATGTCCGTCATAACTACAACACAATATTTTGCTCCATTTTTCATTGGCAAAGATGCATGTTCGTAAATATAGTTAGATGGACAAAGCAAGATATCCCCTATTTTTGGAGTATGAGTATAGTTATTAAATCTTGGAAATCTAATCTCTCCACCTTCATAATCATCATTAATATATATTACTGCAGAAACTGTACAATTATATGCTGGTCCATGATCTGCGTGGATATTAAAGTGTTTACCTTCACCCTCATATTTTACAAAATTAAACGCTTCATAATATACTATATGTATTCCCCAATATTTTGCATAATCATCAACACAAAACTTTAATTTTTGATATATTTCTTCATGTAGATCAAGAAGTTCCGCATTATGCTCATTCCTTAAACCTAAATTTTCTTTTTTATATTTAAAATCAACACAATCTCTTGCTTTTTTTATTGGTTTTTCTGAGTTTGTAACTGTTGCATCTGACCACTTATATTTACCGCCACTATTTAAATTAGATTCAAGTATTTTTATATATCTTTCAGAATCTTCTTTTGAAAATACATTTCTGTATAAATTTATACCCAATTCTGGATTTTCAACTACAATATTATTTCCTATAGTTTTTACTGGATATCTATTTGTTGATGTTTCTGATCTATCTTTAGTAAACCATGGTATTTGATTTTCATCTTCATATATCATATAAATTATCTCCGTCTCTTTATTATATTGTATCATAAAAAAATGTTTTATTTATTAAACAATAAAAGTAATAAAAAATATTTAATTTATATTATTTTTTATTACTTTTATTATTTTTTTATTTGTTTAAAAAAAGATTAACCAAACATAATGTTACTGTTCTTACTGGAATATAATGTTACCGCCACCGAAACCTGGGAAGAACGGGAAGAATGGTGGGAAGAACGGGAAGAATGGTGGGAAGAATGGGAAGAACGGTGGGAAGAATGGGAAGAACGGGAAGAATGGTGGGAAGAACGGGAAGAATGGTGGGAAGAACGGGAAGAATGGTGGGAAGAATGGGAAGAACGGTGGGAAGAATGGTGGAAAAAATGGAGGAGTAGTTACACTACCTGATGCATTTGAGGTTCCTGAGTTACCATTATCGTTAGTTGCATAAACTGTATAAGTTTGTGAAGTATTTGCTTCTTGAGTAACATTAACACTTGTTGTTCCTGAACCTACTGTAGCGCCTTTTCCATCAGAAGATGCCCAAGTATATCCAGTAATTGCTTTACCACCATTTGCAGGGGCAGTCCAAGAAACATTATCATTCAATGCTGAAGTTGTTACGCTTGGTGCAGAAGGTGTTGCTGGTACTGTAGTTGCTGTAATAGAGTTAGAGGCAGATGAATCAAGTGATGAACCTGATAGGTTATTTCCTTTAACGGTAAATGTATAAGATGTATTGGATTGCAATCCTTCAATTGTTATAGGTGAAGAAGAGCCAGTTGCTGTATAACCACCTGGTGATGATGTAACTGTAAAAGATGTTGCTGGCGCTCCTGCTCCTTCAGAAAAGGTTACAGTGGCAGCACCGTTGTTAAATGCACGAGATGTTCCCACATCAGTTGCTGTTCCAATTGTTGGGATGCCAGGAGCACCCTTCGCAGAGGAACTAATGGTGCCCAGAATATCTGTTGCCATTAACCTACCCTTTCCGTTCTTTAATTAAACTAACTAATATCTCCTACAACGTACCAAACATCTGAACCTTCATATACGCATGTTGCTGAAGAATACTGAGCACGAAGTTTTGGAGCAGTAGCGGTTGCACCAGTGCTTCTAATAGTAACTCCAGAGCCTTGTGCAAAAGTAACTTGGCCTGCACCTTTTTGAAGAACAGTTATCTGTGATCCAGTTGCGTAAGCAACATCACCTGATGGTGGAATAGTAACTGTAATTGCTGAACCATTAGAGGCTGTTACAACTTTTCCAGCATCACCTAAAACAAGTGTGTATGTTGTTCCAGTTTGAGCATTAAGTCCTAGATTAATTTTAGGGGCTGTTAAAGTTTTGTTTGTTAAGGTTTCTGCTACATCTTTTAACAATGTACCGTTTAGATAAAGTGATTTTCCAGATGCTAAATTAATATGCTCGGAAGATGTCCAAGCGTCTGTAGCGTCAACCCAGTTAAAGGTTTTATCAGTTGCGCCTTTAAGTGTAATACCACCGCCATCTGCTGTTGTGTCAGTTGGTGATGTTACATCTCCAAGGATTATATTCTTGTCTTCAACAACTAAATTAGTTGAGTTAATGTTTGTTGTAGTTCCACTTACAGTCAAATCTCCACTAAGTGTTAAATTTGCTGCAGATACTGTTCCTGTAAATGTTGGATCTGCTAAAGGTGCTTTGGCAGCAAGATCTGTAGTTAATCCAGAAATTTTAGACTGAGCAATTGCTGCAGAGGCATTAATATCTCCATCAACAATAGTTCCATCAGTAATCATTGTGCTTGTAACTGTTCCAGTGTCTCCAGTAGTAACAAAGTTAGAATCTGAAAGAGCAGTATTAAATTCGGCTGTTGTTCCGCTTACAGTATTTGTTGCTAAAGAAATAGATTTGTTAGAAAATGTATTTGTTGATGTTGCGCTAACTGTAATATC